CAGAAACGTGATCCGATGAAAAAATCATTTGGGGTGTAGTTATTTAGTGGAAGATGGATGAATATGATCGATGAAAAGCAAATTAAAGCGGAAATACGCAGACTTTCGAAAATATTTGCAAACATAGACGAAGATAAACGGGAACTTTGCGAACAGCTCGTTCAAAATGCGGCTTTTATGGCTGTTTCGCTCCGGGAACTTCAGGAACAGATCAAGATTGACGGCTGGGTTGAAGATTATCAGAACGGAGCAAACCAAAAAGGACGCAAAACAGGCTCGGCGGCGGTTTTATATACGAAATTGATTAACAATTATCGTCAGGTCATCGGGGATCTGTGTAAATTGCTTCCAAAAGGCGAGCAGGAGTTGGCACGGATATCTTCCGATCCGATGGCTAACTTTCTTGACGAGTGAAAATTGCGTATGATTCCACAAACTATATTGTCAAATACAACGATGCTATCCAAAGCGGGAAGATAGTTGCAGGCGAAAAGATAAAACGCATCTATAAGCAATTAGCGAAGGATAGCAAGAGAAAAAGAGCGACATATCTCTTTGATATAAAGCGAGCCTCACGAGTCATTTACTTCGTTGAGACGTTCTGCCGACAGTCAAAGGGTGATATGGGAAAGCCGATAAAGCTGGAATTGTTTCAGAAGGCGGCGCTTCAGGCAATATTCGGGTTTGTGGATAAAGAAGGCCGCAGGAAATACAATGAGGTCTTGTGGATAATGGCGAGAAAGAACGGCAAGTCGTGCCTTTTGTCTGCGATCGGGTTGTATATGATGCTCGGAGACAAGGAAGGCGGCGCCGAGGTTGACTGTGTGGCATCGAAGAAGGATCAGGCCAAGATCGTCTTTGATGAAGCACGGAACATGGTCTCACAAAGCCCTTATCTTGCAAAATACATAAAAAAACGCAGAACGGATATGTATTCGCCTTATAACTTTGGCGTATTCCAGCCATTATCGAGCGACAGCAACACGCTTGACGGCCTGAACCCGCATTGTGGCATCATAGACGAGCTGCATTCAATAAAAGACCGGAACATATACGATGTGGTCAAGCAGGGCATGTCGGCGCGAAAACAGCCGATGCTGTTCCAGATAACAACATCAGGTATGAACCGCAATACAATATATGACGCGCAGTACGAATATGCGGAAAAGGTACTCAACGGCGATGTGGCTGATGAGCATTTTTTGGCGCTTATTTACGAACTTGACAGCTCAAACGAGTGGACAGATCCCGACATGTGGATCAAGGCAAATCCCGGTCTCGGTCCGATAAAGTCGAAAAAGACGCTGACCGAAAACGTGGAAAAGGCAAAAAATGACCTTGCGTTCCGGCCCACAGTGCTGACAAAGGACTTCAACCTCAAAAATGTATCGGCTGATACATGGCTCACTTGGGAACAACTCGATAACGAGGAAACCTTCGAAATCGAGGATGTTGTCAACACATACGCGCTCGGCGGCTGTGACCTGTCAGCCACAACAGACCTGACGTGTGCGACATTGCTGATCCGCAAACGGAATGACGAGAAGCTATATGTTTTGCAGCATTACTTCTTGCCGCAAGAGAGGATTGACAAACTTGAAGCCACAACCACAAAAGAGGCTCCATACAAAACATGGGCGGATCGTGGCTTGTTGACGTTATGTCAAGGCTCGATGGTCAATTATGCGGATGTGACAGCGTGGTTTCAGGAGATGCGCGACAAATACAAAATAGATATGTGGCGATGCGGTTATGACCGCGCTCTTGCCGGGTATTGGGCGGAGGAAATGTGTCAGGTGTTCGGTGACAGCGTTATGGAAAAGGTCGTGCAGGGACCGATAACGTGGACGGCTCCCATGAAGGAGCTGGGCGCGATGTTGTCGGACAAAATGATAAATTACAACAACAATCCGATGCTCAAATGGTGTTTATCAAACACCGGGGTTAAAACATCAGGAACAGTTGAAGCAATACAGCCTGTCAAGATACAGCAAAACAGGCGAATTGATGGTATGGTGTCTCTTTTGAATGCTTATACCATATATGTGAAATATAGAGAGGACTATTTGAACCTTGTTGGTTGAGGGCGAGTGATATGGCGTTTTGGAACAAAAGAAGTGACGTGACAGGGGAAAAACAGAAGTCAAAAATGATCCCGTTCAATGTCGAAACGTGGAGTTATAGGTCATTTAAGGGCGAACTGACCAAACTTGACATCATTGCATCGAGTATTGATGCGCTGGCGCGTAATATCGGCAAGATCGAGTTTAAGAGCGTTCAGAAAAAGAAAAACACGGTAGTTGTGACTGATACGACTTCAGACATCGCGAGGGTGCTAAAAAAGCCGAATAAGTACATGACAGCATACGATTTTTTGTATAAAGTCGCATCGCTTTATTATTTGAGCAACAACGTCTTTATATGGCCTGAATTTGACAAGACAGGATTGCTTGTCGGTTTGTGGCCTGTCAATTATACGAGTTTTACGCTCAAAAAGACGGACAGCGGCGTGCTTGTGGCACAGTTCCAGCTCAACTATTTCAAGACGTACACGGCGCCATATTCGCAGCTTATACACCTGCGTAATAAATACACAACGGATGACCTGTTTGGCGATGCGAATGACGCAATGAACCCGATTGCGGAGCTTGCAAACGCACAAAATCAGGGCATCATCAACGGTATAAAGAACAGCGCACTTATCAGAGGCATCCTGAAATCAGTCAATATCATCAAAGAAGAGGATATGACGAAGGCAAGGGATGCGTTTATCCGGGATAATTTGTCGGCAGCAAACAGCGGCGGGGTTATGGTTATCGATGGCAAATTTGATTATCAAAATATCGAAAGCAAACCATATATTGTTGACGCTGACACGCTCAAAGAGGTCAAAGAGCGCATATATTCCTATTATGGCGTTAATGAAGAGTTCGTACAGAACAAATTTACATCCGAGCAATATGAAGCGGTCTATGAGGGCAGAATAGAGCCGTTTGCCGTGATGATAAGTCAGGCATTGACGTTCAAGCTGTTCACAGACCGGGAACGCGGTTTTGGTAACGAGATCGAGGCAAATATGGCGAAGCTGAAATATCAGCCGATGACCGTCATAACAAGGGTTATCACGGCGACAAATCAGCTCGGTCTGTTTACGCGTGACGAATACAGAGAAATGCTGGGTTATGCTCCGCTTGGTCCGGAGCGCGGTGGCGATGAGATTATGATCGCAGTCAACAACATGGAGGCTGACGATTATAATGAGGATAAACAGGAAGAAAAGGACGAAAAGAAAAAAGAGGACAAAGAGTATGATGACGAATAAGGAAAAACGGGCATATATGTGCGATGTCAGCACACGCTCGGATGAAAAGCACGGCAATGTCCTTGAGGGCGTTCCGATAGTGTATGATGCCGAGACAGATATCGGCGGTATGTGGAGAGAAATAATCGATCGTGGCGCACTCGATGAGGCTGACCTCAAAGATGTGCGTTTTTTAGTTAATCACGATATCGACAGCATTCCGCTTGCACGTTCACGGAATAACAACGAAAACAGCACGATGCAGATGACCGTTGAAGAAGATGGCCTGCATATTCGTGTTGATCTTGACACAGAGGGCAATCCGAAGGCAAAAGAGCTTTATTCTGCAATTAAACGTCAGGATATATCCGGAATGTCCTTCATGTTTTCAGTAAAGGCTGATTCGTGGGATAACCTTGACAGTGATTATCCCACGCGGCATATAACGGCACTCGACAAAGTGTTTGAAGTGTCGGCGGTAACATTTCCTGCATATGAGCAGACCTCAATCAATGCCCGTTCGGTGGAGACCGGGAAGGCATCGCTGGAGAGCGCGAAAGAGGCGTTGGAGAACGCAAAGCGAAGGGCTGCCAAAATAAAGGAATTAAACGAAAGGCTCAACGGAGGAAACAACAATGAGTAGAGAAATGAAAGAAATCCTTGACGAGCTGGCTTCAATAGAAGAAAAGCGGTCAGGAATGGCTCCTCTCGCTGAAACGGCAGAAGATACCGAGATCGAGGCGCGTGAAAACGAGCTGAAAGAGATTGAGGCACGTCAGGCCGAACTTAACCAGCGCAAAGAGGAACTTGAGGCGGAGGAAAGAGCCGCGCAGCAGGTAGCAAACGAAGAAATAATAACTGAAGAGGTAGAAATACCCGCAGAGGAAAGGACAAACGACATGGAAAAGATTTATGGCATTGACTCGGAAGAGTACAGAAGCGCATGGGCTAAAAAGCTTCAGAATAAGGAACTTAATGAGGTAGAAGAGAGAGCATACGCATCAAACGATGCAGGCAACGCTGTTCCCACGGCGGTGTCAGACAAGTTCTTTGAGAAACTTAAAAAGCTCGCTCCGATGCTTTCAGAGATCACGCTGCTTCAGGTAGCAGGAAATATCAAATTCATCGCAGAGGGCATCCGCACAACTGCAAGCATTCACGCAGAAAACACGGCTGTTACGCCTGCTGCTGACACAACTGTTTCCGTAACACTTGGCGGACAGGAGTTCATGAAGGTTATCAGGATCTCAAAGGCAGCCGAGACCATGAGCATCAACGCATTCGAGAACTGGCTTGTTGACATGCTTTCAGGCGACATTGCAAGAGCAATCGACAACTTCATCATCAACGATGCTTCAACAGGTATCGTCAAGATGGTTTCAACATCAACCACACACAAGATCACACAGACCGCAACAAGCGGCTATGGTTACAAGGATATCTGCAACCTTGTTGCACTTCTTCCTGCTGCATATGACGCAGAGGCAAAATTCCTTGTTTCAAAGAATGTTCTGTTTAACGAGATCAAGGGCATTGTTGACACAAACAAGCGTCCTATATTCGATCCTGTTGAAAAGACACTCTTCGGATATCCGGTACTTGTTGATGATTATGTACCGTTTGACAAGAATCAGGTATTCCTCGGCAAGTGGACAGACGTAGTCGGCAACCTTTCACAGCCTATCACGGTTGACCGTTCCGAGGAGAGCGGCTTCCTTAACAACAGCATTGACTTCCGCGGCACGGCTATCTTTGATAGTAAGCTCGCAAAGAACGATGCCATTGTTTGGCTGGCAAACGCATAAAGCAATACCGATGGGCGGGGCGTTCCCCTTATGCGTCCCGCTCACTTCCCCTGATATAAGGGTTTGGGAGATGAAAAATGATAAAAATAATGGTAGCAGTTCCCACACGGGAACAGATCGATGTCGATGCCGAAAAGTGCATCAGGAAGCTCGAAAAAGATTCATGGCTCAATAAAGACATACAAGTCGATGTTGAACTGATACCGGGGACGGTCATTCACGATCTGCGCTTCTCGATGGCTGAAATGGCTATCAAGAACAAATACGATTATATATTGTGGATTGATTCGGATATGGTATTCAGTCCGTTTGTATTGTATGACCTGCTCGAAGTTGACAAGGACATTGTATCAGCGGTGTGCTTTATGCGAAGAGCGCCTTATGAGCCTTGCATTTATCAGAAACTCCGTATGGGCGCGACATTGGAAGAGGACCAGATCGAGAAATATATCAATTACCCTGAAGGCGTGTTTGAGGTTGAAGCGTGTGGGATGGCGATGTGTTTGATGAAGGTGGTTGTCCTTGAGGACATCATCAGTAAAACAGGACAGCCGTTCTTCCCGGTCAAGTCAAACCACAGAACGCTCGGAGAGGATCTGTCATTTTGCTATAACGCGCGGAAGGCCGGGCATAAAATATGGGCCACGTCCAAACCGATTGTCGGACATATCGGCAAGGTAAACATTGACGCTGATTCGTATAAAGCCTTGAGGAGATATAAAAATGATTAAGTTCTCGGTTATCATACCCTGCTATCATTCAGAAGAGTTTATCGGCAAAGCGATAAAGAGTGTTCAGGAACAGTCCTTTGCAGATTACGAACTGCTCGTGATGTGTGAAAAAGGCGATGATAAATCAATCGATGCTGTCAGGGATTGCGGGGTTGAGCCTATAATTGATGATTATGGTTCATCGGGAGCGGCAAGGAACGCCGGAATAGACAATGCACAGGGCGAATATATCCTCTTCCTTGATAGCGATGATTGGTACCTACATTCAGAATGCTTTACCATGTTGAATCAATTTACGCGGCTGGCGGTTGATATCCTGTCATTTGCTTTTATTTTTGGCATTTATGGATATACGTCAACGTGTGGCAATAATGGCGCTATGTACCCGAATGTGTGGTCACGGGTATGGCGGAAGAGGTTTCTTGAAGTACATGACATCCGGTTCCCTGATGTATCACGGGATGAGGATGTTGTTTTTTGCCAAAAAGCCTTTGATGCTGAACCACATCATACAATGACCGACATTCCTTTTATTTATTACACATACCCTAGAGACGGATCGCGAATGAGCGAAAAGGAGCGAGATGGAGAGAGCAACAAAGGTCAGGCATGACACAATACTCGCGGCGCTGGGTGTGAGGATGATCGGCGGGGACATGGCAGAAATACCTGAAAAGATGAGGGAGAGCGGTCATGGCAGGAATGACAGACGAACAGATAAAAACATTATGCAAAACGTCCATACGGATAACATCAACGGCATATGATGACATGATCGAAAGCCTTATCGGAGCCGCAAAGGAAGATATAAGCGCGGCGTGCGATGCTGATTTTGATGCAGAGAACAAAAACGAAGTGCAGGCGGTCGTTTTATACGTCAAAGGGATGTTTCCTTTTCAGCCTGATGAGAAATCGTGGGATCTGTATCAGAAGAGGCTTGAAGTTATCGGGACGCGCAAGATTGGAGAGACAGAATGAAAGATGAAGGCAAACTGAAATTATATGACCTTATAAGCACATCGGCAGCGGGCGATGCTCCTGTTGAAAAGCTCGAAATGCTTTGCGAGGAATTCTATGCCGAAAAGACGGTCGGATATAACCGCATTTACGCGGCAAGAGGCGCAAACGAACAGGTTGACAAGGTTGTCCGGTGTTTCAATACAAATCTTCCGTATGCGGCAAAATACGCCGTTTTAGAGGACGGCGAACAGTATCAAATAACCGTCAAGCAAATGATCGTAGATGAGGATTGCACGGATCTGACGTTAGTTCGTGTGGAGGACTATTACGATGTCATTAGTGAATAAGGCTCAAAAGGTCCGGGATGCTCTTGCAGGCATCGAAGGCTTAAAAAGTTATCATTTATTCAAACCAGCATCGGTCACGGCTCCATATGCGGTATGGCAGGAGGATTCAGAAGGTCAAAGCAATTATGCCGACAATCTGAAAACCGAACAGGTCCTTGAGGTCAGTATTGATTATTACACGAAGTCAGAATATGACACGATGACGGATAGCATACAGGACGCGCTCAACAGCGCAGAGGTATCATGGTCTCTTAATTCGTTTCAATACGAACAGGAGACAAAGCTATTGCATTATGAATGGGTTGTGAGGGTGGTCTGATGGCGAAGTTTCAATTTGAAGGTGTTGATAACTATATCGCACAGCTCCAAAAGTTATATGGCGATGTAGATGACATTATTGGCGCTGCTATATACGAGGGTGCTGGTGTTGTTATGAGGTCAGTCGTCAGTGCTATTAACGGGCTCAATACCGATGAAAGATACGGAATTCCGGAAAACAAGACCACAGGGCCTAATTCCTATCAAAAGGAAGGGTTAAAGCGGTCAATCGGTATAGCACAGTTGCGGCAAGACGGCACCTTTTGGAACGTTAAGATAGGTTTTGATGGATATAACGGTATTCGCACAAAAACATGGCCTAATGGTCAGCCTAATGCAATGGTGGCTCGTTCAGTAGAATCGGGCACGTCATGGATGCAAAAACAGCCATTTATGCGCAAAGCACAAAACGAATCTAAAGTTAAATGTGAGCAGGCAATGGCAAATGAGATAGACAAACAAATAACAAAGAGAGTAAAGGAGAGCTAGGAAATGGCAAACGGAAAGGTTATTACAGGTTATTCAAAACCGATTATTGCGAAATACGCATTTTCGGACGGGGCTATCTCGTACACCAACAAAACTCCTCTCGCTCGTGGCGTTGAGGTATCAATGGATGTCGAGATCGGAGACGCAACAAACTTCTTTGCAGACAACACGATATCAGAATCGGTTGCAGGACAGTTTAACGGTGCAACGGCAACATTCACGGTTGACGGTCTGAAGGACACGGCAAGGAACCTGATTGCTGGGCTTACATCGTCAATCACGATCCCGGTCAACAGCTCAACGGTCAACGCGATGGTTTATGACGATCTGCAGGTTATACCGTATGTCGGCATCGGTTTTGTTGTACGTTACATGGAAAACGGTGTTATCACATACGCTCCGGTTATCCTGCCTAAAGCACAGTTCAGTCCTGAAAGCCTCAAAGCGGCAACACAGAGCGAAAGTGTTGAATTTCAGACAACCGAGCTTCAGGCAACGGTCATGAGAGCTGATGATGCAAGTCATTCATGGAAGATCATAGCCGAAGATCAGGCGACAGAGGCAGGCGCGGTTGCTGTTATCGAAGCATACCTTGCGGCAACACATTGATAAGGAGATTGGAAGATGGATTATAAAGGCAAAAAGATAGGTTTTAAGCGCACAGTCGGCGCTATATCTGAACTTTCAAAACTCGCTCCGGACGGTCGGATTGACCGTTTGGGCGAGGTGTTCAGTCAGGATAATCTCGGTCTGACCGTTGAAAACGGTGCCAAACTTCTCGCAATCCTGAACAAGTGGTATGAAAAGGCAAAAGTATTTGAGGATGCAGAGTGCAAACCCGAACCGATACCCGCTGACTGGTTTATGATGCTTGATATGGACGAATATACCGAGCTGATGAATGAGGCAATGCAACAGTTCAACGCTGATGACAAGATCACGGTTGAGGCGGTTGAGCCGAAGGGGAAAAAAAACGAATAAAGGAAGAGGACAAGATTGAACTAAACCTCTCTTGGTATTTGTTTTATGGCAGAAAACTCGGGATGTCAAAAGCGGAAATCCTTGCCACGACCACAGGCGAAATGGCTGACATGTTTGCGTGTATGGCTATTTATTCAGGATCAATGAAGCAAAAGCGCAAATACAATATGGAAACTATTTTATTTGATATGAGGTAAACGATGGCGACACAGATCGGCCCGAAGATCGGCATTGAAGGCGAAAAAGAATATAGAGCGCAGATGCAGCAGATCATCGATCAGGCAAAAACCCTTGATGCTGCTATGAACAAAACCGCGTCAGCTTGGGACAAAAACACGTCTGAAATGACGAAAAACAAGGCGCAGGCGCAAAAGCTCGTTCAACAGATCGGTCTGTTTGAAAGCAAACTCGCATTGATGAATACCATGCTCGAAAAGAGCGCGGAAAAATACGGCGAGAATGACAGAAAAACACAGGCTTGGCAGCGGGCGATTGACAACACAACGGCGTCAATTAACAATATGAAGTCTCAACTTCAGAGCCTTAACAACGCGCAGAATTTTTCCGGCTTTGCGACACAAATGGCTGATGTCGGAACAAAGATACAGAACATCGGCGCAAGTCTGTCTGCGGTCGGTCAGAAATTAACAATGTCGTTGACACTTCCTCTCGTGGCGGCAGGAACAGCAGCGGTCAAACTCGGATCAGACATGAACGAATCAGCAAATAAGGTTGATGTCGTTTTTGGGCAAATGGCGCAAAGCGTCAAAGACTTTGCAAAAACCACGACCGATATGTATGCCATATCAGAGGGCAAGGCTCTCGAAATGGCGAGCGATTATGGTGCGATGGCGACATCGATGGGAATGTCAGAACGACAGGCGGCGACATTATCGACAGAATTGGTAGGTCTCGCGGGGGATATGGCATCGTTCCACAATAAGAGTATCGAGATGTCGCAAAACAGTCTAAAGGGTTTGTTCACGGGCGAAACTGAAGCGTTAAAGCAGTTCGGTGTTGCAATGACGCAGACAAATCTTGAGGAATTTGCGGCCAAACAGGGCAAAGTTTTCAGCCAAATGTCGCAGTCTGAAAAGATTATGACAAGGTACAATTATCTTCTCGAAACACAGAGAGATGCAATTGGAGATTCAGAACGAACGGCTGATGAATTTGCTGGGAGCACAAGACGCTTGCAGGCATCTTTTGAGGATGCGGCGGCAGCACTCGGGCAGGCGCTTATTCCGATTATCACTCCGGTTATTCAGGCATTGACAAAACTCTTGCAGAAGTTTTCCGAACTTCCTGAACCTATACAGCAGTTCATTGCTGTTACGCTAACTATTGTTGCGGCGATCGGACCTGTTTTGGTTATTATTGGCGCATTTATGTCATCGCTCGGTTCAATAGTGGCAAATGCTCCGGCTGTTGCGACAGCGATAACTTCTATTGCCGGCGCAATAACGGGGTTAGATTTAGCTCTTGCGCCTGCTATCGGTGTTATTCTTTTATTTGTAGCGGCAATTGTAGCGGCGGCAGCGATTGGCGTGACAATCGGCAAACACTGGGATGAGATATGTGCGGCGGCTGAACGGCTGGGCAATGGCATAAAAGAGGCGTATCAAAAAGTTGTCTCTGCAAATGATGAAATATTGAACAATATCAATGATTTTGTCACTGAAGTCATAGACGAGTTCAAACAGTTGCCGAGCAAGATAAAACAGGCAATAAAAGACATGATCCAGCAGGTCAAGGATGAGTTCAACAATTTGATCCGAAGTGCAAAACAAAGCGGACAGGATTTTATTGACGGTTTTGTCAATGGTATCAAACAGCGTGTTCAAAAGGTTGTTGATGCGGTCAAGGATATCGCAAAGACGGTCGAGGAGTATCTTGGTTTTTCATGCCCGGATAAGGGACCGTTGAGCAAGTACGAGAGATGGATGCCCGACTTTATGGAGGGACTTGCAAAAGGCATTGAGCAGAACAAGAGCGTTGTCACAAGAGCGATCAATGACCTGTCGAAGGATATGGTCCTTCCGCTTGACGCAAGCGCAAGCATGAACATGGCTATATCAGGCTCAAATGATAGTTATGCAGCCGGGATGGTCGGCGGGTTTACCATGAACGTGAGTGTTGACCATATTAACGATCTGAACGACCTGTTACGCATTCAGCAGCAGGCACAGCAAAGACTTCGTATGGGAGCAGTATAATGAGCAATACCAACTTTGATGTTGAAAAAAAGATCAGCTATAACAAGGAAACATACAGACATTATATCCCCTATTTTCAGGTCGCGTTTCCGTATTATGAATATAAAACTAGAAGAAATACATCACAGTATAGCTGGATTCAGATTCCTGTTCCGGATGTCCTTCGTCCATATGTAAGCGCAACAGAATGTGAATCTTATTCATACGCAATATATGATGCTTTTATATCGTTTGATGATGAAAGTGAGGAAGAGGTTCAGTTTGTATGGTTTAGGATAAGCTATGAAAGCAGATCGGCGGCATACAACAAAAAACCCGCAAACACAGAATGGCTTGATGTTGTTAATACGTCAGGTGTTTATTCGAGGTGCTATTTTAGAAACCCGCACAGAAGTCAGCTCGGCGGCAGGTTTTTAAGTGATACATGCCGAGTAAGAACGCAATATATCACTCCGGCTGTTTATGAAGTTACGCTGAATAATTCGGGATATGTTCCGCTCACAAATCAGACGTTTAACTGCTCAACGGTAAAAAAGAACTGCCGCATACAATATCCGAATGAACAGGCAACGGTATATTATAAAAAATCAACGGAATCAACATATCATATTCTGGGTATGCTTGATGGCGTTACCGTGTCGGGATCATGGTCAAACACGAAAGTCCAGGCAAACATCCCGATGGAGGCCGGGTACACATACAACGTAAAGATACAACTTGAAACAGATGACGTGTCGGGATCTCCGCCTGAACGAATGGCGGCAATGACAAACGTCTCGAATTTTAAGGTAACAGACAGCACGCCTGTGACGACTTGTGTGTCCCCGAATGGCGTATATACAAAAGGCAGAGTTGACTTTGTATGGTCGCACGCGACAGAGTACGGAACTGCACAATATGCGGTCGATTTACAGTTTCGATCAAATAATGCTTCGAGTTGGTCATGGATATTGAACCATGAGATAACCAGCATAAATACATATGCTCTTTCTCTCGTTGATTTTAACGGCGTATTTCAGTGGCGTGTCAGGACGTATAACATACTTGACCAGCATGGGAGCTGGGCGGAGGCGACATTCATTAACAGCCTGCCTGCTGCCGCTCCGTATAACCTCACGATATCGACAAAAGGGCGGCCTGTGTTTGAATGGACCTCGACACAGCAGAAGGCGTATCAAGTGCAGGTATTGCGCAATAATACGATTGTTTATGACAGCGGCGCAGTATATAACGGACAAAATAGTCATATCATAAACAGATATTTTGATGATGATACAGCATATACCGGGCGAGTTCGTATATATAACGAGCTTGGCACTGTTTCCCCGTGGGCATCAATCGGTTATCAGCAACCGGAAGTAGAGGATGTTGAGTTTGAGGTTTATCAATATTCCGAAGGCGGCGCACAGATCGTAATGACGCACAATGATTTATTCACGCATTATTACATCCAGCGAAACGGAAAAGTCATCGGGAGAACGTATGACGATATTTATCTCGACAAGTTTGCGGTCGGCACAACGAATTATTCGGTTGTAGGTGTTACGAGCGATGATTATTCAGATATCAAAGAGCAGGGCATCAGGCTTGTTTATCCGCAGGCAACTATTGTCACACTGGGCGGCGCTCCGTATAGAGTGAACAGACGTGTCAATAAAGCCTTTGAGGTATCGACAAACAATGAGGCCGAGGTAAACACGACAAAATTCATCGGAGACACAACGCCTTCGCATTTCTTTAATGGTATGAATGTCAAGACGTTTCAAGTGTCGTTCTTTGATGATAACGAGATCCTGCCTGAACTTATCGGCAAGGTAGTATTTTATGCTGACAACTTCGGGAATGGCGGTTATTGCGTTGTTTCATCGTACGAAAAAACAGACAGTTTTGCGCAGACATCAACCGGTATATATGCGAATGAAGTTGTTTTAACATTAGAGGCAACAAACTATGACGATTCGATCGAATACGAATTATAAATGGCGGATAGAACTTCTCCGTAAACATGGAAAAATCGGAGAGGCAAAGTTCAAATCATGCACGATCGACTTCGTTGAGAATGCTGATGTTATGCGGACCATGAAGGCAAAAATCCCTGTTGATGGGTTTGAGGTTATCAACGCAAGGCTTCGGCAGACGGAAGAGACAATATACTTTAACGGAACTCGATGCTTTGACGGCTCGTGGTGTTTTACCAGCATCGCAGGAATATGGATCGCTTCAGAAAACGAGTTTGATATGTTTTCTGACCGTTTGCGTCCTGTGATGACCATCAATGATGTCGATTATGATTTTGGCGAATTTATGATCGTTGCCGCTCCGGTCGAGGATGATGGCAAGGAGTATTGTTACAACATTGAGGCATATGATGAGACGATGATGCTCAAACAGTCGGCGCTCACAAGTCGGCTGTTTTTTGCAAAACGTACGAATTATCTGTCGATCATATCGTCATTGATCGCAAATTGCGGCATTACGCGAATAAACTATGATGACAACAACCTCAAGACGAATATAGATCACGAATTCGCGGTCGGAACGTCATACTTGACCATTATCAATCAGCTGCTGGATGAGATAAACTTTGCACACGTTCATGCTGGCGAAAACGGCTATTTGTACCTTGAGCAAAATCAGACAAAGATAACAGCCGACTATGTGTATGACGATAATAATTCGACCTTGATTGATTCAATCAAAAAAGACACGGACATATATTCGCTGCCAAACGTGATTGTTGGTTATACCACTTCTCCTGACGCGGCGACAAGTATGAGATATAAAAAGACAAATAGCAGTCCGAGTTCAGCAATATCCACGGTTAGGCGCGGCTATAACGTGGTCGAAACGATCGAGTTGAGTGATTGTCCGGATATGGCAACACTTCAGGCTGTTGTCAATAACAGATACAATCAAGTGACACAGGCCACAGAGACGGCAACGGTTGTCACGATGCCTGACGGAAACCATTTGTACGGATCGTTTGTGAGCATCGGAGAAAATGGCTTGAATGATCTTTACAGAGAGGTCGGATGGTCAATAGAGTTTGGCGGGCATATGACGCACAACCTTGAGAGGAGAGTTGCAATATGATACTCGGTACGGTTGCGGCAATAGATAATACAAACGGAATAACCGTGATTGTGGATGGCGAGGAAGTCGCATCAGAGAAAAAATATAGTTATTTGGCAAGTTATACTCCTGCCGCGAATGACAAGGTCATTATTGAAGAAATAAGCGGGAGTTATGTAATACTCGGAAAAATCTGCACGGAAGTCGCACAAAGCGGGCAGGCACAACACGCTGAAACGGCAACAACCGCAACAAATGCAAACCATGCAGCAAACGCAGATCACGCTGACACGGCAAGAGTATCTGAATCGTGTAGCGGAAACGCCTCAACAGCCTCAAGAGCCACAAATGCCGATTATGCTACAAGCGCGGGAGTGGCAGCGAGTTGTTCCGGGAACGCGGCAACGGCGACAAGTGCGACAGCGGCAGATAATGCCACACATGCAAACAATGCTGATGAAGCAGCACATGCAAACGAAGCAAATTATGCAACCGAAGCACATAGGGCAGAAATAGCAGTATCTGCTAATAAGTGCACCGGCAACGCGGCAACGGCGACAAGTGCGACAACAGCAACAAAGGCATCAACATGTACCGGGAACGCGGCAACGGCAACATTAGCAGACGAAGCAAAGGGCTTACATTGGTCATATAACAAATACAGATATGGGAAATTGGTCAGTAGTGTAACGCAAACATGGAACGCGGACATGAGGACATACATTGTAACAAATATCGATCTGACAATCGAAGAAAACTTTGTATATAAATAAAGGAGATAGGACATGCCAAACATACGAGGTAAAACATGGACACCGACCACTCCGGCAAATGTCGGGGATGCTCAATTCTGGGAAGATCATCTGTTCTCTGACACGGACGCTCAATTTTTGCGTTCAGCGGTTCAGACGGTAGAGGGGAAACCCGTTGATGATTCGTTAAATGTCAATGTGTTCCCTGACGGCGGTATAAACGGACAGGTGCTGACAAAGACAGGATTGAGCCGCTATGACCTTGAATGGGCCGAGCCTGCATCATCCGGTCATACTATTCAGGACAGTCACAGCGTTGACATGCCACAACAGGAAACGTTGCAATTTCTGAATGCTGATGTGTCGAATGACGATGTAAACGGCAAGACGATAGTTGACTGTCACGGTGAAAAGGGCGATGACGGAAAGTCAGCATATCAGTATGCCATTGAAGGCGGGTACACCGGGACCGAGCTGAAGTTCTCCACGGACCTCGGAAATATGGAAACATACGCGACAACGGCAGAGGATGCGGCAGAGGATGCCGAGGCCGCGCTTGCAGAGATCAATTCGATCCTTGTGGTCCCTTCGTTTACGGTGGATTTTGCGACAGGCGAGTTGATATACGACAGCGAATTGACCTATACGTTTGCAATAAATCAATCAACAGGAAATCTTGAATGGGAGGCAGTGTAATATGAGCGCAGTTGCAGGACGAATATTATTGATATCAAAGGGCGATTATGACGCAAATACGGTTTACAATACTCTTGACTGGGTGCGTCATAACAGCGCGGCGTGGGTCTGTAAAGCAGACAATACGCAGAATGAGCCGCCGAGCACATCATCAACAAAATGGGCATTGATGGCGGCTGATAGCGCATATTCATCTCTTGGCGATCTGAATGACGTGTCGATCAGTGCCGAGGCGGCAGGGCAGTTTTTGGGATGTGTTATAGACACATCGGTCACGCCTCCCGTCATTACATGGGAGAACCTGTCAGCGGCAACAACATATAGTTCAACCGGAACGGCTCCGATAAGCGGGACAGGTGTTGCGGATGCCTTGACTGATTATTACACAAAGGCGGAAATCCCGCTCCCTGACATTTTGAAGTATGGCGGGACCAAGACAGGAACACAACTTGTTGATATGTCTATGCTTGTCGCGGCAAATGCTGGATATGTGTATATGGCATCATCGGCATATGTTAGTACAATCGCTTATTTACAGGGCGAAGGACATTATGTCCCGACAGGTTCTTTGGTGGCAGTGGTGCCTATAGGTAGTACAGGACAGTATTATAGCTTTTGTATCATTTCCGAGCCACAGGATGAATGGAACACATACCAAAACGCGGTTGAGGAAATAATCGAAAACAGTACAACAGGCTGGAGAACCGTGACATTTCATAATGTTCAGCCGACAGATGTGGTTCAGGTGTGGGCAGATACAGTGGATGGCAGGGTTGTAACGTATAAAAATCCTACATATATCGGAAACTATAGGGAATATTCAATATCAGCAAATGTCACAGCATTGCCGACAAAGTTCTATTTAAGAAAAATAAGATAATCGAAAGGAGACACAAATGGAAACAAAGTATTATGAAATCGAAATTCAGATCAGCAACGACAACACGGAGAGCAAGGGCATATATTCCTATGCTACGCAGGATGACGCGGAGATCGTGTTCCATCAGAAGGTTGCAAGCGGCATGACCGCAATCAAGAACGGAACGCTCAAAAAGGCTCTTAACCTTATCATTGACAGCTATGGCAACAACATCATGAGCATCAACAAGGAAGCTGTTGAAGAGCCTGAACCGAATGAGGACTGATTTCTTTTTTCATTATAAACCTCACTTTCAAAGCGGTCTGCCTTCGGGCAGCCGTGACGGATAACAAGACAGATCGGGATAACATTGTCAGTTTTAAGCGCATGAAGCTGAATGTAGTATTGGCTCCCGGTCTGTCTTTTATTTATAAACTTATACGTTTTAGAGTACAATTAAACCCTTATCCTGTCTATCGGGGTAAGGTAGACAGGAGGAAAGATGGCATTAGGACCTATGGCTTTGGCAATAGAGACAAAACTTGTATCGTTCAAAAATGCGTCATCCGTAACAATAAGCGCAAACAATTCGGCAAATGTAGTATTATCAACATCAGATGATCTGTCGGGATGGATTCCTATGGGCATAATAAACTATAACACATATCAAGGAGAAACAGGGCGATATGCTCTTAAAGCGGTAAACTACAATAGCAACAATACGATCAACGCATTTGTTATGAATGGAACAGCGTCAAGTATAACGCTTGCCGCAAATAAAGTAACAATGGATATACGCTTTTTGAAGGAATAGCGCAAACTGAAACGATTACGCTATATTTAATGTAGTTTCATAAATGAAACGCGGGTTTCAGATGCGGAACTATTTTTATCTAAATCACAATGGTATGCTTTAATCACAACAAAGAAAGGAGCGTGCTGTTATGAGTAGAGAAGAGGTAAAAATATTTTTGGAATATACAAAGGTTCTGCTGGCTATCAACAAAATCGGGGACAATAAGGTCAATGAGGCGCTTGATAACGCGATAAACGAATTTGACGATAACAAAGAGCGGCATTATTTAGATTGAAAAGGACGCATCCGGGAGGGTGCGTTTTTTGTTGGAGGAGCAAACATGGATGCAATCATTGTTTCAATCATAACCGGGGTATTGAGCCTTGCGGGTGTGATTATAACAAATGTGAGCAGTAACAAAAAAATCGAGCAACAGTTGCAGGTATCAATGGCGATCACGAACACAAAGCTGGAAGATCTGACGAAACAGGTCGAAAAGCACAATCAGGTCATAGAGCGCACGTTCAAGCTCGAACAGGCTGTTGCTGATATGAAGGGAGGTAGCAAATGAAGCTCGAAAACCGTATTTATGATGTATTGAAGTATGTCTGTCAGATCCTGCTCCCGGCTGTCGGTGGTTTATACTTTGCGCTGGCGCAGATATGGCAGCTTCCATATGCGGAACAGATTGTCGGGACCATTTCAGCGATCACGGCATGTCTCGGCATATTGCTCGGTATAAGCACATACAACTACAACAAGGAGGAATGGGATGCCGACAATCAAACAGGTCCTTGACCTTGCACAATCGCAGATCGGAACAACAGAATATCCGCCAAACTCGAATGACGTGATATACAATACGGCATATTACGGTCATGAGGTCAGCGGTTCATCATATCCGTGGTGCTGTGTCTTTGTTTGGTGGTGTTTTTCTCAATTTGAGCCTTGCCTTGTGAAAAAGACTGCATCATGTCAGGACTTGGCACAATGGTTCAAAGATAACGGCAAATGGGGATCAACGCCACATCCGGGCGATGTTGTATTTTTCAAGTTCAATACAAATTCACGCTGGACCAACCATGTCGGACTTGTCAAAGAGGTTTTGGACGGCGGCGCAAAGATAATCACGATCGAGGGCAACACCAGCGTCACATCAGACGATAACGGCGGCGCAGTCATGGAGCGCACAAGGACATCAAATATTGTCGGATATGGGCGGCCTGCTTATAGTGAGGACGTTCCTGACGAGCCTGACGATTATGAACACGGCGTTGACGTGTCTGAAAATCAGGGTAAAATCGATTGGGTGCGCGTCAAAGCGGCAGGCATCTCTTTTGCTTGTATGCGGTCCACAAAGAAGAACGGCTCCATTGACAGGACATTTGCCGACAATTTGGATGCTTGTATCGATTTAGGTATTGACTATTCGTGTTATAAATACGCCTATGCAAAGACGCACGATGAGGCACGCAGAGAGGCTGACAACGTAATAAACACGATCAATGCTATCAAAATGCCGATATGGTACGATATGGAGGATAAAAGCCTCGAAACGCTCGGCAAGGACACGATCGAGGGCATTGCGCTTTCATTTATCGGAGAATGCAAAGAGGCGGGATATAATGTCGGGATTTATTGCAATAAGAATTGGTATGACAATTATATCAGCGACTATCTGAAGAGCCGATATTCGTTTTGGGTTGCCCGGTACGGCAAAAACACAGGCTATCTTGACGAGAAATACAAACCGACAGGCCGTAACGTCATAGCATGGCAGTACACGTCAAAAGGGCGTGTTGATGGCATAAACGGCGATGTTGACCTTGATGTGTTATATTAGGGTGTGGCATCTGATGTGGCACAACAGCGTGTAATGTGCATAAATAGGGTGTTTTTGTTTGACTTTTAATCAGGTTGTCGGGGGTTCGAATCCCCCGTGTCTCATAGCCTTGAAATCCTAGAAAATATGGGGTTTCAAGGCTTTTTTATTTTCATAATATCCGTTCAGAATATTACGTTTTTATACATTTTTATACATGAAAATGTGGCACCCGATGTGGCACCCTTAATGTTGAGTCGCGGAATATGCCCGGATGAGTTCCCCTGCTTTTTGAATGTCTCCTATGTCAACATGGGTGTAAATATCTGCCGTCACAGAAATGCTTGCATGGCCCATCAGTTTTTGAGCGATCCTGACATCAATTCCAGCTTTGCAAAGGTCGGTGCAATATGTGTGTCGTAAACAGTACGGAACAAAGTCATCAGCCAAAGGAAAAGGCGGGACAAGGGCATTTCTGTATGTTTTACATCCCATTGATATATTCATATCCCTTCGGAGGTGCTCGTATAGCCTTATATAAGACGATTTAGAGTGTTTTCCGCCCTCACGGTTAGGAGATATAGGCTCAAATGGTTTTACGCCCGAAATGACCGCAAATAGCTCGTCAGGGATAGGGACATATCTGTCGGAGTTCTTTGTCTTTGTTCCCCGGATATGCAGCAGGCGATTTTCTTTGTCGATATCCCTGCCGATCAGATTGATTGCCTCTTCAGGTCGGCATCCGCATTTGAGGATAATATAAAACAGCAGATATGCAGGATCGTTTTCGTAACAAAGCATGAAATGTTTGCGCTCATTGTCTGTTATGCTCCGGCGTGATCCTTTTTCATAGTCCGGCATACGAAGTTTGCGTGCAGGGTTAAAAGGGATCATTTGATTCTCGACAGCACGCTCGAAAATGAATGACAGTTCCTGTTTAAGTTTCATACAGTGGGAAAAGCTCATCCCGGAACACTTATTGAGAATGGTCTGACATTCAACAGCCTTTATCGTTCCGATCGGCTTTATCCCGATATAAGGACTGACATATTTTTTATATCTTGCTTTGGTATCATCAAGGGATGATGTTCCCTGTTTGTAAGTATCAAAAGCCTTTTCTGCCCATTCATCAACAGATATATTCCTGTCATAAATGATAATATTGTCTTTGAGTTCTTTTTGCCGGAGAGCCTTTTTTGAGTATAATTCCTCAAGGCTGTTCGCTCTGATCTCATAGCGTTTGCCGAGATATGTGAATGTTGTGCGGTATTTATAATTTTTCATTTGTAGTCTCCGTTTTGGTAGAGGTCAGGTATCGCGTTTTGTAGATTTTAAGAGAAGATACACAGCTTGTTGAACTTCCGGCGATGCTTTTTTGTATAGTTCTAAAATTTCATAATCTCTTTCACCGTGTAAAACATGGACTAAAATGTCATCATAATTTGGAGCATTTCTTTCCCATCCTAAAATATAAGCAGGAGAGGTTCCATATATATCAGCCATTTTTTCGATAACATCAGAGGGGATGTTCGTTATTATGTCTTTTTCGTATTTATAGAGAGTTTGCTTTGAAACTCCGATTTTATTTGCGGCATCAACTTGTGAAAGTTCTTTCTCTTCCCTCAATTTTCTCAATCTTTCTCCTTTTGTCATAATAAACGGTCTCCTTCATACATAGTATAGTATATTCCGTAAAAAGTTACAAGAGATTACAAAAATAACTTGACAAGATACAGATGCCGTGTATAATGAGAGTATCTTGAGAAGTTACAAGATGTAGATAAATAAAGACGAAAGGAGGCAAGATATGGTAGATACCAACAAGCTCCGTGGTTGTATTGTAGCCAACGGGAAAACACAGAAAGAAGTTGCAAGAGCTATCGGGATCACTCCAAAAACATTTTATCTGAAAATGAAAAAGAAAGTATTTGGCAGTGATGAGATACAGAAGATGATCGATATATTGGAAATCGATGATCCGATGTCTATTTTTTTTACAAAACGGTAACCTAACAAATTACTACCCTAAAGGGAAGGAGAACGATGAACGAGTTAATCAAAGTCAATCCTGACGAGCAAACAGTATCAGCAAGAGAACTTTACAAGGCACTCGAGATCGAAAAAAGGTTCAGCGCATGGTTTGAAACTAACTCTCAAAGCTTTGTAGAAGGCGAAGATTTTACAAGCGTACCCACAAGTACGGTTGTTAATAACGGGGCATTAAGAGAGTTAGACGATTATCAATGCTCAATCGATATGGCAAAGCACATCTGCCTTATGAGCAGAACGGAAAAAGGCAAACAATGCCGTCAATACCTCATAGACCTTGAGAAAGCTTGGAACACACCGGAACAGATATTTGCAAGGGCATTAAGACTGGCAGAGGAAACTATCAACAACCTTCATGTTCAGGTCAGGGAAATGCAACCAAAGGTTGAGTTTTTTGATGCGGTTACAGACAGCAAAGATGCGATAGCGATGTCTGATGTTGCAAAGGTTTTGAACATGGGTGTCGGTCGGAATAATCTTTTTAAGATTTTGAGACAGGAAAAGATACTTCAAAGCGATAACAGACCATATCAGGAATATATCGACAGAGGTTATTTCAGAGTTGTCGAGCAAAAGTTTGACAAGGGGTATGGCGAGACAGGGATCAACATCAAAACGCTTGTATTTCAAAAGGGTGTGGATTTTATCCGCAAGATACTTATTAAGCGAGGGTTGATATGACGGCAAAAGACATTGAACAGGATATGAAGGCATCTGTCGGCGGAGCATCGTTTATCTCCCCCGGACAGCTTGCAAAGTATTTAGGACAGAAAAACACATCACGAGTACGCGAACGGTATATGCGGGACACATTCAAGATTGAAGGCACAAAAAAATACTTCATTCCTGAAGTGGCAAAAGCAATATACAACAGCGGCGAGTGGTAGAAAGGGGAACGAGTATGAATACAAATGCTTATGCGATAGGGGTGGCTTTGACTCTTCTCGGCGGCGCTGGCCTTGCCGAAATAGCCACATCAGATCACGGCAATTTTTGGCTTTGTGTGGTCATTTTCGCGGTAGGTTATGCGATGTGTATCAAAGAGTTTTTGGGAGGAGATAAGCAATGAAAACAACAACAGAATTATTGACTATCGGTAGCAGGGTAAAGGTTCAGGCGGAAATCATTGAATCAAAGCTCGAACGGGATCAGATCAAGTACAAGATCAAGATTGCGAAAACATGGTTTACGGATGACGAACTTGAAGCCTGCGATGAAACGGAGGGAAAAAGTGAAAGAGAAAATCATTGATTTATTGAAGAGCACAGACCGTCCGGGCATTCATTATCTTATTGAGTACATGGACGAGGGCGGATTTTTTGAGGCCCCGTGTTCGTCTGACAAGCATTTATCAGTACCGGGCGGCCTTGCAGAACATTCCTTGAACGTATATTACGGGATGCTTGAGCTGGACAAGGCATTAAAAGCGGAGATCCCGCATGACAGCATCATATTGTGTAGCCTGCTGCACGATCTGGGCAAGATGGGCGATCATGGCAAGTCAAATTATGTCGTAAACATCCTGAAAAGCGGTCAGCAGAGCGCGACAAAGCCATATGCAACGAACAAAGACCTTGCATATCTGCCGCACGAGATCCGGAGCGCGATGATAGCGGAGAGATACATCCCGATGACCGAGGACGAAGAGACAGCCATATTATGGCACAACGGGCTCTATGGACAGTTTAAGTATGACATACCCGGCAAAGAGACGCCTTTGTATATGGTCCTGCACTGGGCGGACATGTGGGCGTCAAGAGTTACAGAAATTAAGGGAGAGGAGGTTTAAGTATGGGTTTACCGGTTTTAGTTCTGGGCGATTCGGGCTCTGGAAAAACTTACAGCATTAAGGAGTTTGATGTTAATGAAGTCGGCATATTTTCTGTTGAAAAAGCATTTTTGCCATTCAAAAAGGATTTTAAGGTAGCAAAACATGCAACTTATGAAACGATCATGACCTGCTTTAAGAACGATCCGAAGCTGAAAACGTACATCATTGACGATTCGCAATATCTTTTGGTCAATGAAATGTTCGATAAGGCGAAGGATGCCGGATATGGCAAGTTCACTGATATTGCATTACATTTCAGGAACCTTATTCACTTTATCAATCATGGGATACCGGATGATGTGATCGTGTATTTCCTGCACCATACCGAGACCGACAGCAATACCGGGAAGATCAAGGCAAAGACTGTCGGCAAGATGCTCGATAATCAGCTTACTGTGGAAGGTTGCTTTTCAATCGTGCTTCTTTGCTCGGTAGAGGGTACTGAACATTATTTTATCACGCAGTCAGACGGATATACAACCGCAAAGAGTCCTGAAGGGATGCTGGAGCTTCGGATACCGAACGATCTGAAAGCAGTTGATACGGCAATACGCAGTTATTACGGATTGACGGCTAAAAAGGAGAAGAAATCATGAAAGATTTTAATCACAAGTTTTCATATATATACGGTATGCCACCTATTGATTTTTGGGAAGGTTCTGTATTTCCGAGTGAGGCAGAACACTATGCTGTTTTAAGTCAAATGCCGGAAGAACCACGTTCAGAGATCGTGCATAAGCTTTTTATACCAGTACCGGGCAATCCGGAACTTGTTCCCGTATTTCTATGTAAGGCTGAAAATAACGGAACTGTGTATATGTTTAGCGATACCAAAATATATGAAACTTCGTTACCTGAATATTGGGAAGTTAAATAGGAGGAAAAGCAAATGAAAGCATTTAATGGCTATGATGCAGCCAAAGAAGCTGCAAAGAGACAGGGCGGCGAGAAGCTGCCGACAGGGGCATATGTTTGCCAGATCAAGAACGTACAGTATGTTACAGGAGAAAACGGCAATTCTGACCGCATAGACATCCTGTTTGACATCATCGAGGGAGATCATAAGGACTTCTTTAAGACGCAGTATGACAACAACACGTCAGAGGATAAGAAGTGGAAGGGGCGCAAGTCGATCTATGTGCCTATGGATGACGGATCAGAGCGTGACGAATGGACGAAGAACAGCTTTGCCAAGTGGACGAACGCTTTCGAGGACAGCAATGAAGGGTACAAGTGGGACTGGAAAGAGAGCAAATGGAAGGGCCTGAAGGTCGGCATCGTATTCGGAGAGACCGGAACTGTTATCGAAGGCCGTGAAATCATCTATACAGAACCACGTTTTGCCGTAAGTATTGCGAAAGTCCGTGACGGATCTGCTCCGAGCGCAAAGTTCGTAATGAAAAACGGCTTTACAGGAACAAAGCTGAACGGTTCCGGTGGTTCGTCTGCTTCCGGATCTGGCGATGAAGAGTTCATGAAGATCCCCGAAAGTACATCCGAGGAAATCCCGTTCTGATGGAAGGGTATGAAATCCAAAAATGCCTTGATAGCATGATGATCCTTGTCGATACAGCGGAACAGCCGACAGGCGAGTATCAGAAAAGGTGTGAGTCTTTCGGTGTTCCGTATATGCGGCAAAACCTTGATTATGCTGATTATACATACACTTTTCAGATGCCGGATGGTTCATGGATCCATGATGGCGAGGAAGCTGTAAAAGGTCATGCTGTTATAGAGCGCAAAATGTCGCTCCGGGAATTATCAGGCAACCTCTGCCAAAACTGGGACAGGTTCCGCCGGGAGTTTGACCGGGCAAAGGCAGCAGGCGCCTCTGTATATCTTCTCGTTGAAGATGGCTCGTGGATGAAGATCATCACAGGCAGGTATGGCACGAGGTTCAACAGCAAAGCATATCTGCACAGGCTCCTAAAACTGATAACCATATATCAGATAAAGCCGATTTTTGTGCAAAAAGAGCTGTCAGGGCAAATGATATACGAGATTTTGTACCGAGAACTAAAGACCAGATTGGAGCGGGGAGAGTATGGATAAAGGCTGGATCAAATTAAGCAGACAAATTCAAGAACATTGGATATGGAGTGATCCGGAAAAGCTGAAAGCGTGGATTGACATAATTCTTATGGCGAACCACGAGGCAAAAAAGGTCGAAATGCGTGACGGCCTGATAACAATCAAAAGAGGTCAGTTCGTTACAAGTATTGATAAATTAGCCAAAAGATGGGGTTGGTCAAAGAACAGAGTGTACCGTTTTCTGTCGTTACTCGAAACAGATCACATGGTGCAACGAAAAGCAAACGCATATAGAACCACTATAACCATTGTAAATTATGGGAAATTTCAAGATAGGCAGAACGGTAACGGAACTACTGACGGATCATCAGACGAAACACCAAACGGATCATCAGACGGATCACGAACAAGAATGAATAAGAATGAAGAAGAAATAAAAGAAAGCGCTCCGACAACCTCTGGCGAGGTTTCGGGCGCAGAAGAAAATGAAGAACCGCCTGTACCGGGCGCGGTACGGATGCCAAATGGCGGTTGGAACTATACGCCGGACATAAATTGGGATGAAGTGGAAGAATGAGCATTTATGAATTTAAGACAGAAGATGCTGAACGCTTTGCCAGAGAACACGGCCCATATAACACTCGGGGGAATGAACTAATACTTGTGAAATGTCCGTATTGTCACGGCGGAAGTAAACCAGACAAGGGGACGTTTTCGATAAACAGTCGTACAGGAGCTTTTCAATGTAAGCGGAGCAGCTGCAAAGCACAGGGCAATATGATAACGCTTGCAAGGGATTTTAATTTCGATCTGGGCGAGGATGTTCGCAGGTATTACAACATACAGAATTACAATGGGCGGTTCAGAAGGTTTAAGGACGCGCATCGAATAACAAAATCGGCAGATAAAGCGGTTGAATATTTGAAAAGCCGCGGGATATCAGAAGAGATCTGCCGCAAATATGAAATAACAGTACAACCAGATAATGACAAAATCCTTGTTTTTCCGTTCAAGGATCCTGAAGGAGAACTCCGGTTTATCAAGTACAGAAATACAGAACCGGGAAACGGCTCAAAAGAATGGTGTGAAAAGAACTGTATGCCGATCCTGTTCGGGATGAACCATTGCGGAGACGGTGGAAGGCTTGTTGTCACAGAAGGACAGATAGACAGCCTGTCACTCGCTGAATGCGGAATAGATAATGCCGTATCGGTGCCGATCGGGATGAATGGGTTTACATGGGTGCCACATTGCTGGGAATGGCTGCAGAAGTTTTCAGAGATCGTAATATTCGGAGACTGTGAAAATGGATCCGTCAGTCTGGCGGCTGTAATGAAAACCAAGTTTCCGAAAAAGACAAGAGTTGTCCGAGTAGAAGATTATCAGGGTTACAAGGATGCAAATGATCTGCTCCGGGCAAAAGGCAAAGAGGCTGTCAGAGCAGCCGTTGAACAGTCAGAGTTCATAACATCATCAAGGTTAAAAGATATGTCAGAGGTTGAAGCAGTAAACATCGAAAAACAACCAAGTATCAGCACAGGCATTAAGGAACTGGACCAGATATTGACAGGCGGGTTCCATTACGGGGGCGTTGTCATCCTGTCCGGCAAACGCGGGGATGGTAAATCGACAATGGCTTCACAGTTTATCACAGAAGCGCTCGGACAAAACCACAACTGTATGATCTACTCCGGGGAAATGCCGAACGTGTTTGTTAAAAACTGGATAGACCGTCAGCTTATCGGAAAAGCGATCCTGACAAATTCAGAGATTGACAGATGCAACAGGTGGTATAAAGGGCGGTTATTCGTGTATGACGATACGGATCTGACAGAGGACGATGACGAGACAGAGGCACTTTTCGAGATTATGGAAGAGGCGATATTACAGAAAAACTGTGAACTGATCCTGCTCGATAACCTTATGACGGCAATGGAAGATGCAGCTCCGACAAATGAGGCTTTATACAGAAAACAGTCGGAATTTGTCGGGAAAATAGCAAAGCTGGCACGACGATTAAACGTCATCATCCTACTGGTCGCACATCCGCGGAAAACGATGTCGAATTATGTCGGCAATGATGATGTGTCCGGTTCAGCAGATATAACCAACAAAGCCAGTATCGTGATGACTTATACAAGGATCATCCACGATAAGGAAGAGCCGGATCCAACAGAGCGGAGATTGTCAGTTATCAAAAACAGGCTGACAGGAAAACTCGGAGAGGTCAATGTTTACTATTCCGAGGAAAGCAAAAGGATTGTCGGCCCGAATAAGAAGTTCAACAGATGCTATATAATGCCGGAATTGGGAATGGATGTTGACATAAGTGATGAAGAAATGGAGATACCGTTTTATGCAGATGAAAATTAAAAACATACAGGACTATTACGAAGTCATTACAAAGATATGGGCGTATTTCCGCAAGTTTTACACAAATTATGACGCAGACAAGGCGCTTCAGGAAGTTCAGGACTTCGAGGCATGGCTGAAATACAAAGGTCCGAGATTATACGAGTTCGGGATGCAGATCATCAAGATCGCATGGAAGGAAGTCGGAGAACTTCATGAAATGCGCATGAAGGGAGAAACATGACAGGACAATTAACAGTATTCGACCTGAACAACGGACCGAAGCGTCCCTGCGATTACAGCTTCAAGCGGTATGTCGGGCAGAAGGTACACACAAGGAACCACGGGATCAGGACGATCACAGAAATCAAGCAATATTACACATACCTGTCCGGGAATATAGTTGGAACACCGACAACCATTTGGCCAGTGGAGGACGAAGAGTGACAGGGCAATTAAGCTTATTTGATTGGATAGCCTGCGAGGAGAAAATGCCGGAGTGCAGCGGGCTGTATAAAGTCCGGGACCGGCGCGGCAGAGAGTTCGAGACATGGTATGAAGCCACAATACACGGATTTAATCATGTTTTTATCGGGGTAGGATATTCGATCACAGAATGGAGGTACTTATGAGTTACAAAATGAGAGTTGAAGATATCAAAGCGGATATATGCGACAACTATTGCAAATACCCGGAGCAGTATTGGATGGAAAACGAGGACAGCGAGGAAGCGCGTGAGCAGATGCTCCGGGAACAATGCGAAGAATGCCCGCTGAACAGATTATGAACTGGCAATATCCCCTTTGGCATACGACCGAGGGGATCACTCTCAAGACGAACCAGATTTTGGTTGATGGGCAAGTGATCCAAGCATACCCGGATAATGACGGCGGCCTTTGGTATTACGATCCCAAGACAGGAAAAGAGGTAAGAATTGATGAAAACGCAAATAAGAGCGACACGTTTGCCAGAAACAAAGGCAGGTCACGGAGTGCAGGTGGTGTATACGTACACATCCCACAAAAAAGCCGAGATCGACTTGCAGGAAGAACTTATTAAGCAGCAGTTGGGTGGAGCGTTCGCAATTACGATGGAAATGGAGGATGAAGAGGAATGACAAGAGAAGAGCTTATTGAGAGATTAAATGAGGTACATACAGAGTTAGAAATGACACGGGCCGAATATGCTGACTACGCGAACGAAAGGTACAACATCACTAATGATGCAGAAAAGGTAACAGTTAACAGGGCATTAGCTTTCAGGACGGGAGCTGTTGCGGCACAGATAGAGTATATCATACGGGAACTTGAAAAAGCGGGGGATGCGGTATGACAAGAGAAGAAGCAATATATGAGCTAAAAAATGCTGCATGGTTAGGCACAGACCATTCAAGAGCGAGAACAGAAGAAGCGGTTGAAATGGCAATACAGGCACTTAAACAACAGAAAGTCAAAGAAATACAAGGCATAATGGAAGGTGGATGGATTGTTAATTTTGAAATGCCGGAACAAGAGCCTTGCCGATATTGGCAGAATGGCAAGTGTAACGGAAATACGGAAGTTTGCGAGGATGTGATAAGTCGTGAAGCGGTACTTGAAAAACAATATAGAATTGATGATAGTGCGACATTATCTACAAGAGATGTAGTTAATGTAGAAGATATTGAGGACGAGCCTCCTGTCACGCAGAAGGCGGGGAAGTGGATAGAAAAAGAAGGTTGGGATGGCGATGTATATTACGAATGTTCAATATGCGGAGAGCCGTTTTGTTTAATTGAAGGAACACCGACAGACAATATGTATAATTTTTGCCCTAATTGCGGTGCAAAGATGGTTGAGCCACAGGAAAGGAGCGATAAGGAATGACAGAAATAATCGAAAAGCCTTTTGATTGGAACGACAATCTGTCAGAGATAGCACAAGAAGATTTCTCCCTGATACGGCAAAGCCTGTCATACGGAACAGCAACTACTATCGGAACGGCACTTGCAAAGTTGGAACTGCTGGAAAAACAAGGATGCAAGGTTGAGCCACAGGAAAGTGAGGATAAGGAATGAGAACAATAACATACACTTATGACGAGCAAAAACCTACTAACAAAGACTACATCATAGCTTGCCTTACTAAAAGTATTGATGATGGTGGCGCTTCATATGAATCAATGACAAGGTACAATATCAACTGCCCTTACTTTGGAGTTGATGATTGCCTAAACGAGCATGATGGTAACACATACGATACAAAGGAATATAACGAGGCTTGTGTCAGATGTAAGTTGGCTTGGCTTGATAGACAGTATGACACATATCCTTCGGAGGATGGAGTGTGGGAGGCGCAGGAATGAGCAAACGAGCAGACAAAGAATGGGGCGAAATGTGGAGCCGGGAAAAAGAAATGGAATGTCAGGTTGCTTTGCAGACGTTAGCAAGCTGCGTATATACCCATTGGAGAAATCGGATAAATCAAGAGTGTAAAACAACAAGCGGAGAATGGATTGAGGGTGTCGGTCTGGGAAACATCCACGATATATGGAATTTAATGTATCACGACATGAAAGCACTCTACACATTGGAGCAAATTGTAAATAATCATTACAAGACATTAGGGGTTGAGCCACAGGAAAGTGAGGATAAGGAATGAGTACACCATGCGAAAACTGCGGTAGTGATTTTAGGGTGTGTATATCGTGTGATTTATATAATGGTAAATATATAGAGATACCCGACAATGCGACAGTATGCGACATAGAGCAGATAAGAGCCGAGATAGAGGGACAAAAAGAATGTCGCTGTTTTGATGATGACGATATGTTCATATATCGAACGGGTTTAGATGATGCACTTGATATTATCGACAAGCACATAAAGGGGGTGAGCGAATGAAGTGGACTAAAGAAAAGCGCGATATGCTCTGGTCAG